ATGAGCTATTATACTGACTATCCTACTAAACCTATTGGTGGAGGAAATCCATACCATCAATGTATCTACTGTGATCGTTCAGTCCCGGCTATAAATGGCAGACTAGACAGACATATCGAGTTCTGTATCTTTAGAAAAGATATGGAAGCTAAAGGATTTAAAGATGAAGATTAGGTTTGCTTTGATTATTTCTAGCTTTAGTTATTAACAGTATATAAAAACTGGAGGTAACTTATGCAAAAAAGATTACGATGGATTGAAAAAGCGAATTTGGTACATAATAATAGATACAATTATTCGTTAGTTGATTATGTAAATACTCAGACTAAAGTTAAAATTATATGTCCTACACATGGAGAATTTGAACAAAGGCCACATGACCATGTTATTAAAAAATGTGGATGTAGAGAGTGTTGGAAGATCAATAAATCTCTAGAGCGAACTTTCTCTATTGAACAATTTTTAATAAATGCTAAACAGTCTCATGGTGATAAATATGACTATTCAAAAGTAGAATATAGCAGTCAACTTGAGCCAGTTTGTATAATATGTCCAGATCATGGAGAATTTTGGCAAAGACCTGTTCATCATGCTTGGTTTGCTTGTGGTTGTAAAAAATGTTCAAGTTCAAAAGGTGAAAACAGGATAAGAGCATTTTTAGATAATAATAATATTGACTATATTCTTCAAGAACAAAAGGTATGCAGTTGTATTAATCCTAAAACTAATAAAGTTTTACCATTTGACTTTTATCTACCTAATTATAAAATGTGCATTGAGTATGATGGTGATCAGCATTATAAGCCATTTTCATTTAATTCAAATAGATTAAAGGAAACTATGATAGAAAATTTAGAATATCAAAAATATAAAGATCAGATTAAAACTGAATATTGTAAAGACAATGATATTAGGTTATTGCGAATACCATACTGGAAACAGAGAAATATAGAAAAAATATTAGAAAAGGAATTACTGTGCGTATAAAATTTGTAAAACCATCGTTTGAAATTGATATGCTTGGTCAAACTGGCATTGAGAAGTTAAAGCATATTGAGAAGATTGCTAGATTGTGCTATAAGACAGAAGATAAGATTACTGATGATAGTTATGAGAAGCTCATTAAACATCTTATTAAGCTTGACCATACTGCTATGATTGAGCATGCTAATTTCGCTGTTAAGTTTATAGCTAATAGAGCTTTTACACATGAACTGGTACGTCATAGGCCACCATCATTTGCCCAAGAAAGCCAGAGATATGTAGGATATGGAGATGCTATTGAGTTTATCATCCCAAGTTGGAGTGGCATAAAGCCATTTGAATGTGATGGATATATTGTTAATGATGATATTAGATTAGCAGTTAATACTGTAGCTGATAGAATTTGGGTTAACTCAATGATTGGTGCTGCTAGTGATTATAAACAATTATTAGATAATGGTTGGAAACCTGAACAAGCTAGAGATGTACTTCCTAATGCTTGTAAGACTGAGATATGGATAACCACTAACTTTCGTGAATGGAGACATATCTTTAAGCTTAGAGACCACCATACAGCAAGCCCTCAAATGCGTGAACTTATGGAACTATTGCATATACGTGTAGCTGGTATGATACCAGGAGTATTTGACTGATGGGAAATATAAAGAGAACAATACTGGTTGATGAAGAAGATATAGCTAATCTTCAACATTGTATAAAGAGAACTCAGTTTATGTGGGACTCTGGTGAAGATCTATGGCCTTTTACTATACTTGATATTATAAAAAGATATGATAAATATGATATAGGTAAGAGTACTAATAAAGAGGTAATATATTAGTGCTATAGAAGAGAAAATATGTAAATATTGTAAATTTGAATATTATTCTCCTATGACTAATTGTTATTTGCAAGAAAAAGGGTTAACTATTTGTAGTAATAAGAAAAATTATTGCAAAGGTGGAGACGACATATTCGGAAGTAAAATAGTCAATTATAGTGATACATGTGAATATTTTGAATATTATGAAAATTAAAGGATAGTAAATGTATACAAGTCTTCATGCACATTCGTCAATAGGATCTATTCGTGATAGTATATTGCGTATAGATGATTATGTTGCTAAAGCTAAGTCGTTTGGTATGGAGTCACTTGGACTTTCTGATCATGGCAACTTGGCTGGTAATTATAAATTTTATAAAAGTTGTAAGAAAGCTGGTATTAAACCAGTACTTGGATTTGAAAGTTATTTTGTGTTGGATCATGAAGCTAAGGATAAGATATTCCATCTTGGACTGATTGCTAAGAATAATGTTGGGTTGCAGAATCTGTATAAGATTAGCTCCTCTGCGTATATTAATTACTTTTATAAGAAACCAAGGGTTACTAAAGAACTATTGTTTAATAATAGCGAAGGTATAATAGTAACCTCAGCGTGTCTGGCTGGCCCTTTCCAGCAGTTGTTTCTTGCTGGGAATAGGGATGCCGCAGTTAATGAGATAAAAGACTTTATACGCCATTTTGGTGATGATTTCTATTTAGAGATACATAATCATGGGATACCTGAAGAGGAGCCAATACGTAATTTCTTTACTGATGTTGGTACTGATTTGAAATGTAAAATTGTTGGTGGTGTTGATTCTCACTATCTCAATAATGATGATAAGCCTACTCATAATATATTTAAACAGTTAGCTTATGGTTCTGTTGGTAAAGCTAATGATGATGGGTTTGAAGGTACTGGTTATCACTTCTTCTCACCTGATGAGTATTTTAGATTGTTTGGTAAAGAGTTAGCTGATAATACTATGGAGATTTCTGATAAGTGTAAGGTTAGTATTAGTCATCACGAATATCATCTACCTAAGTTTGACACTGGTGGTATTGATAAGTTTGAGTATATTAAACAGAAGTCATTTGAAGGCTTGAAGAAGTTTGGTAAGGATACTGATAAACAATACATAGATAGACTTAACTATGAATTAGGTATTATTCATATGGGTAGACTGGAAGATTATTTTCTCATTGTTTCTGATACATCTATATGGTGTAAAGAGAATGATGTGGCTATTGGCCCTGGAAGGGGATCTTCTGCAGGCTCACTACTATGTTATTGTTTGGGTATTACTCAGATTGATCCTATACCTTATGGTCTTATGTTTGGAAGGATGCTAAATGCTGGTCGTCTTATGCAATACGATTTTGGAGTTTAAATGATACAATATCACATAAGTAATAATTTAACTGATTGTGTTAAAGACTCATCTAGATTTCAAGATCTTAATGATGAAGAACACATTCTATTGTATGATGAGGTGTTGAATGCTACACTCCAGGGTGTGCATGATAATCTTGTAAGTAAAGTTGGTACTAAGTCTGAGAACAAGACTAGTTCTTTGTTATTATGGGTGATTGGTTTAACTGATGATAAACCTACTGATAGGATAGCTATTAAGTCTGAAGGCTCTTATCCTGATATTGATTCTGATTATAGTAAGTTAAATCGTGATAAGGTTATTGAGTATACAAAGGAGAAGTATGGACATGATAAAGTTTGTCAAGTCGTCACGTTTGGGACTTTGGGTGCAAAAGGTGCCATCAGATCAGCTGCACGTGCTCTTGGGTACACTGTTGCTGATGGCGACTATGTGGCAAAGCTTATCTCTAATGAGCCTGATATTACTATCGCTATTTCTATTGATAGCAATCCTTTATTAAAAGACATTATTGATAAAAAGGAAGAGCCATATTATCATATTCTTGGCATAGCTCAGAAGTTGGAAGGTTTGCCAAATGCTAGTGGTGTACATGCCAGTGCTTTGATTATATCTGATAAGCCAACTTATGAGTATGTACCATTAATGATATCTAAGAAGGAGGGTGGTGGTATCACCACACAATATGAATATAAGGATGCTGAAGCAAATTTTCTCATCAAGTGGGATTATCTGGGCCTCAAGACTCTTGACGTTATTCACGAAACTATTAAACTTATTTACAAAAATAAGAAAGTTTTAATAGATGCAGATACTATAGATGTAAATGATCCATCAATATATAAATTATTGAATGATGGTCATAATGCGTGTATATTTCAGTTTGAGTCGTCTGTATTCCAGTCAGCTGTGTTTAAAGTAAGACCTAATAGTATCCACGACTTAAGTGCTATTACATCACTTAATAGACCTGGTCCTATGCAGAATGGATTACTTGACCAATATATAGCTGCTAAAAATGAAGGTAGACTATATGAATATGGTCTGGCTGATAGAAAGTTGATTGATAAAGTTCAGGATATATGTAAAGATTGTTACTCTATTATGACTTATCAAGAATACGTTATTAAATGTTTTTCTGAGATTGCTGGATTTAATGAGATTGAATCTGATAACTCAAGACGAGCTCTTGGTAAGAAAGATGCTGTATTGTTGGAAAAACTTGGAAAGCAGTTTGTGGAAGGTGGTTCAAAGAATGGTTATATGGAAGAAGATCTTAAGAAGTTGTTTACGATTATTGAGCTCTATTCGGGATATTCATTCAATGCGAGTCATGCTTATGCGTACTCACATATCACTGCTCAGACTGCTTACTTATCTGCTAACTATCCATTAGAGTTCTTTACTGCAGCACTAACTATTGATGCTGATAATACTGATGATGTTAGAAGATATATTACTGCACTTAAAAATAGGAATATTACTATTACTGCTCCCAATATCAATAAGAGTAAATCTGGCTTTGTTATAACTGATGATGCTATTGTATTTGGTTTAAGTGCTATCAAAGGTGTTGGCAAAGCCATCACTGATAAACTTATTAAAGGTAGGCCTAAAACTGGCTATCCATCATTTGGTGAGTTTGTAATTAAAAATATTTCATTGTTGAATAAGAAGATTCTTGAATCATATATAAAGGCTGGTGTGTTTGTTGATTTTGGTTATAGTAAAAATACATTACTCAAAAGTATGGACAATATATTAGACCTAATCTTAGAGCTTAAAAGTAATAATAAGTCTACTATGCTTGATGTTCTTGGTGTTGATTTTGGTTATTTTATTGAGGCTTGTTTGATTGATTATTCTGATAAGCCTGATAGTGTATATTATGAAGTTGATGCTATTGGTATGTATATTACTAAACATCCATTCGATGATTTTGTGGTGGATAAAAGACAATTACAGACTATTGATATGATAAAAGAAGTAGATGAAGATATTGACAATTATAGAGTTAAGACTGTTGGTGTTGTCACAAATATTGGTATTAGGAAAACTAAGTCAAAGACGAATATGTGTGATTTTCTCTTGACAGATACAACTTCTAGTATTAGAGTTGTTGTATTCCCTACAGTTTATAATCAGTTTATGGCAGAGATAGAGGAAGGCAGAATAGCTTTTCTCAATGGTTTTGTTAAGTATGATAATGACGAGAGAGTACTTTATCCTAGAGAAATTGCTAGGTATGGAAGTAACTCTATTGGATTGATGCGTAAAGTATCAAGTAATGTTGTCATACCTAAAAAGACTGAGGATGATATTATCATTCACAGAGTTGGAAAATTACAGTTTAAATTGGAGAAAAAATGAAGAAGGATTACACACATATTTCGATGATAATCGACAAATCTGGATCGATGGAATCATTGTTAAAAGATACTATTGGTGGATTTAATACATTTATACAGACACAGAAGGAAACTCCAGGAGAGTGTACAGTATCACTTACTACATTTAATACTAGTGTTTGTTCTAACTATCTATTCAAGCCTATTATTATGGTTGAGGATTTAACACCATTCAGTTATCGACCAGGTGGTGGTACTGCTCTGTATGATGCTATTGCTATCACTATTGATGGATGTGGTAGAGCTCTTGCTGCATTGAGTGAAGAAAGTCGTCCTGAGAAGGTTATTGTTGTTATCATCACTGATGGAGAAGAGAATTCGTCGCGCAGCTTTAGTCGTCAAATGGTTAAGGATAAGATCACTGAGCAATCATCTAAATATAACTGGGAATTTATATTCCTTGGTGCCAATATTGATGCTGAAGCTATTGGTTGTAGTCTTGGTATTAAGGGTGATATGAGTATGACGTTTGCCGCTAATAGCGAAGGTGTTGGTGCAACTTTTGGATCTGTCAGTGCAAATCTGAGTAGCTATCGTAGTATGAGTGTCCAATCAACTACTGCTCCTGATTATAAGTTCTTTACTGAGACTGATCGTGCTGCACAAGCTAAAGCAGGTGCTTAATGGCTAAGCCTCCGAAATTAGTATCAACAACGGAGGGATTGTCTTATGAGGATACTGTCAAGATACTCCGCTCTGTTAAGGGTAGCTCACATACATATGTTGGTAAAAAAGAAATACTTGCTCACTTTACGTCTAAGCGTATTGTTACTGGTATTCCTACTGTAGATTTTCTTACCTCTGGTGGTATCACCAGGGGTAGGATAACTATCCTTGCTGGTAATGTAAGTAGTTCTAAATGTCTTGGTAAAGATACTCCTGTAATGATGTCAGATGGCACTATAAAGTCAGTACAGGATATCTCTATTGGAGATTTACTTATGGGTGATGATAAGACTCCTAGAAAAGTTTTAAAGCTCCATACTGGTGAAGATAAGCTATACAGAGTGAGGCAAAGCTACGGAGATGATTATATAGTTAATGCTGCTCATATACTCTCAGTAAAGAAGACGCAAGCATCTAAAGCTAAGCCTAAGAGTAAAGGGAATAAAATTGATATTAATATAGAAGATTATATTAATTCAACAGATTGGTTCAAATATAATTATCGAGGATATAAAGAATCAATAGAGTTGCCAGAAGTTGATCTTCCTATTGATCCATACTATATTGGACTATGGCTTGGAGATGGTGATAAGCATCAGCCTAGAATTTTTACATCTAAACTAGATACTCAAATTTTAGAATATTTGTATGAATTTGCTGCGTCTTGGGATTTATTAGTTTCTACATATAAAGATCCAAGAAATGAAAATGGCATGCATTGTAATTTAAGTACTGGATCTAGAGAAAATATATGGCATGGGACAAAAAATAAGCTTTTATTAAAGATGCAAGAGTTGAATCTTATTAAAAATAAGCACGTTCCTGATATATATAAGCGTAATTCTCCAGCTAATCTTCTTAAGTTATTAGCAGGTATGATTGACTCTGATGGATGGAAAGATAAAGCAAAAAATCAATTATTTATTTCTAATAAAAATTTATCTATAATCCAAGATATGCAATATATAGGTAGATCGCTAGGATTTAAATGTGTAATATATTCTGACAATATAAATGGTGAGATTTATTATAAATTAAATATATGTGGACCTGGTATAGAAAATATACCATGTCTCCTACCTAGAAAAAAAGCAGATCCAGTTTCTAGTCCTAAACAATATTTAGCATCACTACTAACAATAGAAGAAGTCGGATTTGGTGAATATTTTGGGTTTGAAATAGATGGGAATCATAGATTCTTGCTTGGTGATTTTACTGTCACACATAATACTACTCAATCATTCCAGATAGTCGCGGCTGCACAGAAGTTGTTTAAGTCAGAAGGTCTTAATAAGATGGTTCTGTGGTATGATGCTGAAGGTGCTTATGATGCTGGTAGAGCAGAGCAACTTGGTGTCGATCAGGACTATATTATAATTAAACGAAGCAAGGTGATTGAAGATGTTTTCGCTGAAATTGATGACCTCATATCTACTGGCTTTATTGGTTTTCTTGTTATTGATTCGTTGGACGCTTTGATACCTCGTAAGGTTGATGATTCTGACTATGGAAATACTATGGGTGGTGCTTCTGGCGCTGTCGCTATGCACCTTCCTAAGCTATTTAATAAGATTATGGAATATGATGTAACTTCTATATTTATTAAACAGTGTCGTGTTAAGATGCAAGTTGGTGTACCTGGTGAGGTATTAACGTTCTCTGGTGGTAAAGCACTACGTCATTTTGCTGATGCTATTTTGATGGTTAATAGATTATCTAATCGTAATCTTTCCTATGTACCTATTAAAATTAAAGCAGAGAAAACTAGATCATCACGCATGGGCCTTACTCTTGAAATGCCGTTAGCTGAAGGTGGTATTGATAAGGTAAGGGATAGTGTTCATTTAGCTGTTGAGCATGGTATGGTAGCTCAAGCTGGTGCTTGGTTATCATATATGGATGGTGATGATGAAATGCGTATCCAGGGTATTGAAAAACTGGTTACGTTCTTCAGACAAAATCCAGATAAGTTTGAAACTTTTTATGATAAGGTACTTCATAAGGTTATCTATGCTGAGGATATTGTTGGTGAATCTGTTGATGGGATAGTTATCGAAGATGAAGACTAAGTTAGTTAGAGATTATGCTACTACATCCTCAGGGAAGTGGTGTAACTTTAGATATGATTATAGTTTCTTCTCCTTCTATAGATGTAATGGTTGTTCTTTTTGTTATAGTAAAGTTCCTGGCACTAGTGTTAGGAGAAGGTTTGCTGCTATAACATGGACTAAAGAAATACACTTTAACGAGTTATTGTTTAAGGTTCCTATCACTGTGTCAAGATTTTGTGATCCTTTGATGAAGCCTACTGTTGCTAGACAATCATTATTGTTTACTGAATATATACTTGAGAATGGTGGGATGATATCTTTCATCTCACCTTCTCTTGCTGTTCCTGATAAGCTATTTGAAATAGCTGAGAAGTATGGTGATAGATTTCAATACCAAGTAAGAGTATTTTCAGATACATCAACTCCTGGTAAAATATCTAAGAATTTGTTTGCTCCTAAGTTCCCTGAAATAGAGCAGCACAAAGATAATATTGAAAGATTTTTGGCTATTGGTACTAAAGTTATCATCAAGATAGATCCAATTATAATAGGGATAAATGATCAACAAGTACAATCTATTATATCCTACTTTAATTCTATTGGATGTTATAATTTTATACTAAGGCAAGTATATTCTAGTCCATCACTAAAAGAAGAAATATCATTAATATCAAGACGATCTGCTTTATTACTGTCAGAAGCTACTTCTAAATACTATACTTACACAGGTGAGGTATGGTTTGACTTTGCTTCTAAAATAGTGTTGGATAATCCACAATCAGTATTTACATTTTGTCAGAATAGTTGGATGAATAAGTTGTTAAAATCACATAAGAATTGTTGTCAGTTTGATAGTACTGATTATATATTCAATGAAAACTTTACGAATGTTGATAAAACAAATAAAATCAATAATGGTGAAAGACTTATAAAGGTTTAATATGGAAGAAAGCGTAAGTGATAAAAAATACTGGATAATTGATTTTTCCTTCTACGTATATAATGGAAGCTTCGCTTTCACTACTAAATGCGACTGTGAAAAAGATCCAGAATGTGGTTCGTGTAAAGGTAAAGGTAAGACACTTCTTGCTAGCTCTAAGGGTGTTGTTACTGGTGGATTATATTTAGTATTCCAGCAAATGATGGAGAAGATACAAGAGGGATGGACTATTATTTTGGCATTTGATCCTCCTACTGAGGATCTTGCTAGGACTAAGATGTTGGATACATACAAGGGTAATCGTGGTGATAAGCCTGAATATATTACATACCAGATGCAAGAGGGTATGAATATATGTAATCTAATACCTAACATTGAGTGTTATAGTTCTGATGATGCTGAGAGCGATGATATTATGGCTGCTATAGCTATTAAATACGCTATGGAAGGTCATGAAGTTGTTGTTGCAAGTCGAGATAAGGATATGTTTCCAATACTTGATATAGACAATATTTCTATCTATCGTGATGGTGGTATATTAACTAAGCATAATTTCAAAGAGAAATTTGGATTTGATGCTTGTCGATTTAATGAGTATCTGGCTTTATGTGGTGATAGTGCTGATAACTTCAATCTATTCAAAGGGTTAGGCCCTAAAGCTGCTACATGGTTGATTGAAAATACAACACATATATTAGAGATATATGATCCTAAAATATGGGCTATAATACCACCAAAGTATAAGAAGCATTTAGCTATTCATGATGAAGAAGGTAATTTTATATCTTTCCGAAGAGATGATCTTGTGCTATCATTACAGTTGGCTACTTTAGATTATAATGCAAATTATTATCGTACAAATACTTTACATAATAAACATGTATTTAAAAACAAGGTTGAACAATTAGAACTCAAGAGTGTGCTTAGAAATATACACCTATTATTTAAGGATTAAAATGAATGACTTAAGATTAAAACAATTGGCTATTATCCTCACAATGACGAAAGCTGTGATATCGTTTATATTGATATCAAAGACTTCGTATGTAAAACAAAATATGCTCACAACGGAGAAAATAATTAATGGTTGATGTAACAAAGATTAGAATGTTTATGACCAGTGAAGGTGCTGTTATTGGTGAGCATGATCAGGGTGGCTCTACTGATGCTCTTGTTAAATTAAAGTATCCTTTTCGTGTAATCCCAGGTGGTGATGGTAAGGTTACTGTTGCTGCTCTATTCTATAGAGAAGATTGGTGTATTATTTCCCCACTCACTGCTATTGAGGTTTCTGTAGCTGAAGGGTTCAAGGATATGTATGAGCAGTATGTGCAAGAAGTACACGGACTGATTGTGTCACCAAAAAAATCTGGTATAATTATATAAGGCGGTAGGTAATGATTTCAACAGTTGAAACGCTTATGGCACAACTCAGGCTTAAGCTTGGTGACTATTTAGCCTTGCATGATATAGACACACAAAAAAAGTTTCTTTGTATACACAAGGATCATGATGATACATCACCATCAATGTCACTTGCTAAAGAAGGTACCTTTGCTAAATGCTTTTCTTGTTCTGGTCCGGCTGTTGATATCTTTTCTGCCGCAAATATACTGGAAGATAAGCCATTGTCTGGTGATGAGTTTATTACTGATAATGTATTTTATTTAGCTAAAAAGTTTAATATTGACACTACTGGTATTCATGTTGGAAGTGGTACTAAGTCTGTTGATCAAGCACTTAAGTATAACTACATGAAGGCCTACAAGGTGGCTGCTGAGTTTCTGCAGGAGAAGACTAGCACTACACCAATAGAGGCCTTCTTAAAGGAAACTAGGAAGCGTAAGTGGGCACAGAAAGAATCCATCAAGCTTGGCGTTGTTGGTGGATGTAGTTTTAATGATTTACTGTCAGCTCTAAGAGCTGCCGGCTTTACTAATGAGTTTCTCAAGAGTATTGGGCTAATGAGGCCTGATATATTCAACAACGATAGTATCATATTTATTATCTATGATGAGTATAGTAATCCTATTGCTTTTTATAGTAGGGATACAAAGTTTGAAGAGAAGAAGATAGAGTATGATAAACGTGATCGTAATGAGATAATGAAGGAGAATGCTCCTATAAAGTATAATTCCAGTGCTAACTATATTGGTATATATGAAAAGAGTAAATATCCTTATGGTATTCATGATGTTAAAAACTTCCATAGAATTATGGCTGTTGAAGGACATGGATGTCGGCATAATCTTAAACTTAATGGTTATGATAATGCTATTGCTCTTGGTGGATTGGAATTAACTGCTGAGACATTACAGAAACTTTCTTCTTTTGGTGTCACAAATATATCATTATTCCTTGACAATGATGATAAGGGTACTAAAAAGATAAAGCAGATCATCAAAGAGTATTATGGTAAATCATCTATTGAGTTTTCTGTATTGGACATGTCTGAGTTTTCTGATATCAAAGACCCTGATGAGTTAATACGTAAACATGGTGGAGATACTATTAAGTTACTCCAGGATATACACTGTCTTGAGTGGTTGGCTATAAAGGAACTTGAGGTTACGCACGATCAATATGGTTCTGCTAAGACATTATCTGAGTTTATTGCTCTTGAGAGATCTCCTGTTAATAGGCTTAAGCTTATTAATACTGTGTCACATATACTTGATGTTCCTGTCACTGTTATAACTGAAGAGGTTGATATGAAAATATCTAACTCTTTGGATCGTAAGGGTGAGTTTGCAATGAAGGTGCTTGATGAGGCGAGAGAGATTATCAAACATAATCCTAACGCCTTAGCTACTGCTATGCACCTTATTGAAACTAAGCTTGTTGATCTTGAAGGTGACGGTGACGGTGATGATCTGTATTCATCACAGGAATGTTTAAGGTCTCTTATTAACCTAAAGGAGCGTTGTGAATCTGGTGTTGTTGAGCCTATTATTAAAACTGGATGGGATGCTTGGGATAAAGTATCACCATTCCCAACAAGAGAAGCTTTTTGTTTGTTAGTTGCTGCACCTAATGTTGGTAAGTCAGCTAAGATACTCACACTCATTCCTAATATACTTGAGCACAATCAAGATGCTATGGTAGTAGCATATACTAATGATGATTCACGTGATATATACTTTAATAGGCTTGTTGCTATTATAGCTAAGATGCCTATGAAGTGGATTGAGCGACCAAAGATGTATCTTGATGCAGAGAAGAGCGAAATACGCGATGCTGCTTTCAAGAAGGTCATGGACTGGGTTAGTACTGAAAGATTAATCATAAAGGATATATCTAGCGGAGCTACTGTCGAATATTATGGTAAGCTACTTTCTAGATGGAGAGCTAAGTATCCCGATAGGAATATCTTTTCTACTCTTGATAATTTACATCGCATGCGTACTGAGGCAGGTGGTGAAGATAGAGAAAGAGTAAAGTATATATCCAGTATGGTAAAATCATATACTACTAAATACAGCTGTGTATGTCTTTGCAGTGTTGAGATGACTAAGGCTAATATGTATGAAAGGGTGACTGATTGTAATGCTATTGCTGAGACTGCAGCATTGCAATATGATGCTAACCTAATTATATTTTTGTGGAATGAAATAGCATCACAGAGAGATAAGGCAAAGAAGTTCTTTACTTATAACTCTCTTGAATATGTAGAAAATCATGGCTATGTGGTAGCTCCTGTTATTGGTCCAGTTGTAGAAGCTATCTTTTTAAAGAATAAGATATCTGATTTTAAGGGTAGTCTATTCTTTAAGTTCTTTCCAACAATATCTTATTTTGAGGATATTGGAGCGAATGAAGTGGAAAGATTGATAGCTGCTAGGCCAGCAGGTAATGGAGATAATGCATAATGTATATTTATAAATCATATATCGATGACTATATTAAGTGTCCGTATTATTTTGGTCTTAAGCTTTTGAATAAGACCAATGATGAGGATATCAGTACTGCTGAGTTGTCTGATACATTCAAGAAATTTACCAAGAGTAGAACTTATAAAGTAATAACTAAGTCTAATATAAAAAAGAATATATTATGGCTTAAGGATATTATATCAAAAATAGCTATTGTAGAAATGGAGACTGGTAACAAATTTGGTGTTGCTGAGTATCGAATACAATACACTAATAAGTTCTTTAAAAATATACTAAGTACACATACCAGTATTGAATCTACTGACCTTATAAGTAGATTAAATGACCTATTTTCTATATTTTCTAATAATGTATTTTTAGGGTATAATGTCCCTATAGAGATTCCTATTACTGGTACAAGTGTTATTTATAGAAATGTAATTGACTTTATGATGTGTGATGTTGATGATGCTGAGAAGATCACCATTGTTGAGATTGATGACTTGAGTACAGATTTACAAATGCGTAAATACCAAGAGTGGCCACACTATAAATTACCATATCATTTTCTTGCAGAGTCTATGAAATGTGACATTAAGGTTATTATCATAGACCCGATAAATACAGCTAATAGAATTGAGTTATTATATAAGTCTAAACAGTTCAATGAAGTTAATGAGTTGTGTGGTAAAATAATAGTGGATGTAATAAACCCAGTATTATATAAAAATCTACATTCATGTAGTTTTTGTGATTGTGATGGATTGTGTTTCCCAAAAAAGGATAAATAATGCTAGATAATAAAGATAGTTTATTAAAGTGTGAATGTGGTAGTGTATTTTTCAATGAGGTAAGGGCAAAGACTTATCTCTCTAATAGATTTATCTTCTATGGTGATGGACCCTGATCACAGTTAGAGCATGAAGATGTTATTGTACCAATTGCTATCTGTGTCTTTTGTGGTAAAACACATATCCCAGGTACATCTTTCAGTGGTATGAGTAGCCTCAATAGGTCAGTACAGTGTTATGCTGAACTATTAGAACAACAAAGGATACATATAGAGGCACATAATGTCAAAACAGAGCCAAATAGTGAAGTCAATCCTGCACATGTTGTTCGACCAAGTACAGGCAGAGGTAAGTCTAGCAAAGCTAACAAAGAATAGAATGTATGAAGGTATCAATGTTGATTTCTATATCCCAGAGATTAATACTGTTATAGAAGTTCAAGGTGTACAACACTATCAACCTTCCTCTTTTGGGAGGGATAGTGTTGACACTGTGATACAATATACAAAACAACTTAATAGAGATGATAGACTCAGGACTGTGTGCAAATCTAGAGGTATTAATGTTGTAGAGATACCTTATGATTATGCATATACACAAATACTTACTGAACTTACTGGATGTAAAGATGAATATAATCGGGATTGATCTGGCTCTTAGAAATAGCGCCTGTGTAGTATTAGATAAAGGTGGTAAATATATTGATTCTTTCATATTGACATCTGATAAGAAAAGGTATGATAATGAAAATCTGTTAGTATATAATCATTTA